TAGCCCAGATGATGGAAAAATATACGAGTGGCAATTAAGCAATTCCACGCCTGCTGCTGTAGTGGCAAACGCGCCAGTAAATAATGAAGCTATTGTTGTTACTGAAGAAAGATTTGTGTTTGCACTCGGTGCAGGCGGAAATCAACGCAAGATACAATTTAGTGATCGAGAAGATAACACGACATGGACGCCCGCAGCTACAAATGAAGCTGGTGATATTGAGTTAAACACAAGCGGTAAGATTATGGCTGGCCTGCGAGTACAGGGCCAGACATTAATATTAACAAGCACAGACGCACACGTTGCAAACTACATTGGCGCGCCATATGTTTATGGTATTGAGCGTGTTGGCTCTAGCTGCGGCTTAATAGCCAACAAGGCGTATGCGTCAGTTGACCAAGGTGCATTCTGGATGGGTAATCACTCGTTTTATGTTTATGCAGGCGGCGCAGCTCAACAGCTTGAAAGTGAAGTATCTGATTATGTATTTAGCGATATAAACCGCGCACAAATTAGTAAGGCTTTTGCTGTGCCTAACAGTACATATGGCGAGATATTCTGGTTTTACCCGTCAGGCTCATCTACTGAAAATGATAGATATGTTGTATACAATTACGTTGAACGCACTTGGTATATTGGAGAACTTGGCAGAACGGCGGGCGCTGACATGGGTACATTCAAGCAGCCTTTCTGGGTTTCAGCAGATGATAATAAGTTATACGAGCATGAGATTGGGTTTAACTATGGCAGCTTGTCACCATTTGCAGAAAGTGGGTCTATATCATTAGGTGCAGGCGATAATGTCATGGCGGTAACTGAGATGATCCCAGATGAAAAGACGCAGGGCGATGTTACTGTAACATTTAAAACAAGGTTTTACCCTAATGACACAGAAAGATCATATGGGGCTTTCACAATGTCTAATCCAACTTCATTAAGGTTTACAGGACGCCAGATCAGATTAAGGATAGACGGCAATACTTTAGGAGATTGGCGTGTTGGCGTTAATAGGCTAAACATTATACCGGGCGGTAAGAGATGAGTGAACAACAACAGCGAGCGCCAGATGTAATTGGAAATGATTGGCGAAATTGGGGTCGCAGATTAGTCACATATATTGCCCAAACAAGATCCACGCTAGTTCAGCAAAACGGCGACGAGAACGCAGCAGATGATGGCACAATCATGTGGGATCGAGTATACAAATATCCAGTTGTAAGTGAGGGTGGAGAGTGGCGTCAAATTGTATTAGAAGGCGGACAAGCTCACTTTATTAAAACATCAGATGTCACACCAGCTCTAGCAAATACGGCATACAAGCTGACCTATGATGCACCATCTGGCAATTTAAAGATTACGCAAGGTACTCCGACAAGTAGAATTGTATTCGAAGAGGCTGGGGAGTATGTACTATCATTTTCAGCGCAAATATCATCAACAAGCGCAAGTACAGTACATTTTTACTTTTGGCCTAGTATAAATGGCACAGCATCGGCAAACGGAGCTATGACAACTGCATTACATCAAAATAATGCTACAGTTGTTACGTCACGAACACAAATATTTACTGTGGCGGCTGGTGATTACTTGGAAGTGAATTACATGATAGATAATACAGCTGGATTTTTAAATTACACAGCAGCATCATCTCCAGTGCCAGCAATACCATCTTCAACATTATCAATTACGAGAACGCACGCATGAATGAAGAATTAGAAAGATGTAAGCCTTGGATAGAAGCAGCTCTAAAATACTCTGGCGGCACGCATGACTTCATTGATATTGCCGAAGGAATATATAAGGGTACATTGCAGTTGTGGCCTTCACCAAAGGGGTGCATAGTCACAGAAATTGTGATATACCCAAAGAGACGAATGTTAAACGTGTTCCTTGGGGGCGGTGAATTGGATCAGATTTTGGATATGCATCAAGATGTGGTAGAGTGGGCTAAAGCGCAAGGATGCGTAGCACTAACCATGACGGGGCGTGTCGGCTGGAAAAAACCATTGGCGAAACATGGCTGGGAGCAGCTTCACTCGTCGTATATTAAGGAGTTTGAATAATGTCAGGCGGAAAAGGCGGATCAACATCATCGAGTGTTACAATCCCAGATTATATAGAAAATGCGGCTCGACGTAATTTAGATAAAGCTGAACGTATATCTCAAATAGGCTACACGCCATACTATGGCCCAGACGTAGCTGCGTTCACACCTATGCAACAGGCTTCATTCCAAAATACAGCGAATGTTGCTGATGCATTTGGTATGGGTACGCCTAGCAGTGGATTTGACATAATGGGTGGTATGCCAACACCAACACAATACGCTGGCGGCGTAAGTGGTTATTCATCTGCACCGATTTACGAGCAATCATTAAATGAGCTTGCTGCACGCAGGCCAGCGCAAAAAGCGTACATGGATAGTTTCTTTATTGATCCATATACAGGAATGCCGGGCGCTAACGTGCAATCTCCTAATGCGATGTATCCTACATATGATGAGACGCAAGCTGCGGCTATACAAAGTATGCAAGACAGCAGAGGTGATTACCGCAGAGATAGAAATAATCAAAGAATGTTGGATATGATGAATAGGGAAGCCACTTCTCCATTTGCTCCTGGTTCAAGCACTGCTGGCACAAACTACGCAGTTTACGATCAGTCACAAGGCTTTACAGCTCCGGGTAAGTATGGTGCAATTCAAAACATATTTGACCCAAAAATACCAGATGCTATAGGATCAGATTACGGCTTGCAAAATCCAAACACGACTTCAATTGTTGCTGGCGGATATGATGTTGGCGAAGTAGACCCGACGCTTGCAATGGCCGCAGGCTACACATTGCCTATTGAAAAACAACCCGGTAATTATGATTTATTTAGTGGTCGTGGACGAAGAACAAGTGGCGTTGGCAATGAAGGCGGTAAGTATGGATTGCTAGGCGATATAGGTGGTGCAATAGGTGACGCAACTGGCTTTACTAGCTATAATACACCTGACGTTATACAGGGTCGAGTAGACGCAGAGGCGGCTAGAATGGCTTCTGAAAAAGCGGCTAGAGAAAAACAATCTGCTTCTGCTGATAGGCGTAGAAAAAAGCGTGCTGATGATAGTAAAAAAGCATTTGAAAAAGCACGAGCAGGTAAAATAACAGCAAAGCCACCGGGCGTTTAAATCTTGGAGAAAATTTGTATTATGAATGATATTGAAAGAAAAGAGGCTTAACATGGCTGGCGGTGGACAATTAAACCAAAATAATCCTAATCAGATGCAAAGTATGGGCGCGCAAGGTGGGCAACAATACTCGCCCATGCAACCTGCGCAACAGCCGTTTAACGTAAACCAAGCTGCGGCTGGTGGCTTACAGCAAGCTATGCAAGGCACGCAGCAGGCGATGCAAGGCCCAAACATTGGTCAATTTATGAACCCATACACCCAGCAAGTTACGCAAAACACGTTAGCTGACATGGAGCGCCAAAGGCAAATGGCGATGAACACAATGGGAGCGCAAGCATCAAGCGCGGGAGCGTTTGGGGGTTCGCGTCACGGCGTTGCGGAAGCATTGACTAACGAAGGATTTGCAAGGCAAGGCGCACAAGCATTTGGTAATCTGCAACAGCAAGGGTTTAACACTGCATTAGGTGCGGCGCAAAACCAACAGCAGATGCAAATGGGTGGAGCTGCGCAAACTGGCGCACTCGCAGGCCAAGCATTTAATACAGGTCAGGCAATCCAAGACAGGCAAGAGCGACAAGGCTTACTACAGCAGGGTATGCAACAAGCACTCATTGACGCGGCTAGACAGCAGTATGCGGGTTACACTGGAGCGCCACAACAAGCATTATCAGCACCAATTGCTGCGCTTGGTGTTGCGCAGCAAGGCGGCGCACAAACAACAACAAACAGTCAAAAACCGGGCTTGTTAAGTTATATACAGGCATTAGGAAGTATGGGATAAGCATATGATAAAAAAGCCAGCAGAAATCATTCAAGATAGAATGAACCCAAGTCAGTCTCGTGGCGGTTTAGGCGGCTTACTTGATTATGCCAGAGAGCAAAACCCCAACACTGGTTTGAGCA